GCCCTCAACAAGCTCTCGCAGCGCGTGGGCATCACGGTGGAGTCGCTCTCTACCCTGGTGCCGGCGGCGGAACTGTCCGGTGTCTCGGCGCAGACCTTCGAGACGGGGCTCAAGAAGCTCGCCACCACGATGTTCGAGGCGGCCACGGGCTCGGAGGAGTCCGCCCGGCGCCTCAAAGCGCTGGGTGTGGAGTTCAAGAACCAGGACGGCACGCTGCGCGCGACCGATGCGGTGCTGCTCGATCTGGCCGACCGCCTCCAGGCCATGCCCGACGGGGCGCAGAAGTCGGCGCTGGCGGTGCAACTGTTCGGCAAGAGCGGCGCGGAGCTCATCCCCTTCCTGAACCAGGGACGCGAAGGCATCGCGGCATTGACCGGCGAGATGGAAGCGCTCGGCGTGCAGATCGGCGGCGACACCGCCGCGCAGGCCGAGGTGTTCAACGACTCGCTGGCCAAGCTGCGGCTCGCCGCGACGAGTCTGGCCAACCGGGTGATCGAGGCGTTCCTGCCGGCCCTGAACGAGATGGCCGGCGGGATGGTCGAGTCGGCCAAGCAGGGCGGTGCCTTGCGCGCGATCCTGGACGGCGTCGTGCTGGTGCTCAAGACCCTGGCGCTGGGTGCCGCCACGGTCGGCAAGGCCTTCGTCGCCCTGGGCGAGGCGATCGGTGCCGGCGTGGCCGCGGCCGTGCAGGCCCTGCAAGGCAACACCGCCGGGGCCAAGGCCATCATCGCCGAACTCAAGGGCAGCCTCGTGCGGCGCCTGGACGAACTGGCCGAGTTCCGGGACAGCCTCTTCGACCCCAAGCCCATCGAGGTGCAGGCGCCCAAGGTGCAGGCCGACCCGGCGTTGCTGCAACGGCTCACGGCTCCGGGCAAGGCCCGCGAGGCCGCCAGCGCCCTGGCGGCCCTGCGCAAGGCGCAGATGGACGCCGAGTTCGCCCTGCTCAAAGACGGCCTCGAGCGCCAACAGCGCGCGCTCGATCAAGCACTGGAAGACCGGCTGCTGTCGGTGCGCGACTACCACGGCCGCAAGACTGCGCTGGAGCAGCGCGAACTCGACGCCGAGATCGCCCGTCGCCGGCTGGCACTCGCAGCTAGCCAAGCCGTCGCGACCAACCCGCGCGCATCAGAATCGGACCGCCTGCGAGCCAAAGCGGAGATCGCCAAGCTCGAGGCCGACCTCATCGTCCTCAGCGACCGCCGCGCCGACATCGAGCAGGCCAACGCCCGCGCCGCCGCCCGGGCCGAGCGGGAACTGGCCGATGCCCTGGCCGCCGCGCGCGAGGAGCTGGCCCAACTCACCGGCACGGCCACCGACGCCGACCGGCGAGCGGCCATCGAGCGCAGTTATCGGGATCTGCGCGCGCGCCTGGCCGCCGAGAGTGACGCCGCGGGCGTCTCGCTCATCGACCGGCTGATCGATGTGAAGGCCGCGCAGGCCAACCTCGCTGCGCTCGAAGCCCAGTGGCGCCTCGTCACCGAGCGCCTGAGGAACGCCCAGGAGGCGATCCAGACCCAGCAGCAGGCCGGCTTGCTCACCGAAGCCCAGGCCCGGCAGCAGATCGTGGCCTTGCAACAGCAATCGGCTGCCGAGATGCAGCGGCTCTTGTCTGCGATGCAGCAGGCCGCGCAGGCGATCGGGCCGGAAGCCGTGATCCGCGTGCAGGCCTGGCGCAACGAGCTGGAGCGCACGCGGCTCGTGACCGACGAACTCGCGCCGGTGTGGAACCGCATCGGCGAAGGGTTCGGGCAGGCCGTGCAGGGCATCGTCAGTGGGGCGCAGACGTTGCGCGAGGGGTTGTTCGACATCTTCCGCAGCATCTCGGAGGCCTTCCTGCAGCACCTGGTCATCCAGCCCTTCCAGCAGTGGGTGGCGATGCAGGCGCGGATGCTGGCGATGAAGCTGGGCTTTGCCCAGCAAGAAGCGGCCATCGAGCAGGCCGCGGCCGCCCAGTCGGTGGCCACCAAGCAGGCCGAGACGGCGGCCAAGGTCAGCGCCAATGCCGCCGAGGCCGGGTCAGGCGCGGCCGCCTCCCAGGCCGCGATTCCCGTCGTGGGGCCGGGGCTGGCGCTCGCGGCGATGGCGGCGATGGTGGCCGCCGTCATGGCGCTGATGGGCAAGGTCAAGAAGTTCGCTGTGGGCGGCTATGTCACCGGCCCCGGCACCTCGACCTCGGATTCGATCCCGGCGCGGCTGTCGGCCGGCGAGTACGTGGTGCGCGCGGCAGCGGTCAAGCGCGTGGGCGTGGCGTTTCTGGATGCCTTGAATGGCCTCAAGGCCCCGCCCGCGTGGGACGGCCAGCGCCTGGCCTTGGCCGCCGGCGGCCTGGTGCCGCAAGTGAACGTGCCGCCTGCGCAGCCGCAGGTGCAACAGGCCGTGCGCATCGTCAACGCCATCGACCCGGGCGTCACCCACGACCACCTGCAGACCCCCGCCGGCGAGCGGGTGATCCTCAACATCATCGGGCGCAACGCGCGCGCGGTGCGCGCGGCGCTCCAGGGATAGCCATGGCCTTGCTGTTCATCGACGGTTTCGATCACTACGACCCGCAGGCACTCGACCCCTTCGGCGATCCGTGGCTCGCGCGCGGCAAGGCGGCGTATCTGTCGCCGCAGGCCACGCGCATCCAGGGCCGGCGACCCTCGTCCTACGCCTTGCGTCTGCCGGCAGGTGCCGGCGGCGGCTACGTCAAGAACCTGGAGACCGGGCGCACCAGCCTCATCGTCGGTGCCGCTGTGCGCGTGGCGTCGTTCGAGAACACCGGCGAGGAGCCGGTGCTGCTCGGCGTGCGCGACACCACCGCGCAGGTGACGCACCTCGTGCGCATCGGCGAGGACGGCCGGCTCAAGCTCTACCGGCGGACGGGATCGGGGATGAGCGGCTGGGACCAGTTGATCTCGACCTCGGTCACGACGGCGGCCGTGCGGGGGTGGCACTACGTCGAACTGCAGGTCGTGCAAGGCACGAGCAACGGCACGTTGAACGTGCGCCTCAACGGCGTGCTCGCGATCACCCTGTCGGCGCAGAACACCACCCAGGGCGGCGGGCCGCTGCTCACCGCCTTTGCAGGCAGCGTGCCGGGCCAACCCTGCCCGGTCACCGTCGATGTGGACGACCTCTATCTCGCGGACACCTCGGGCACGATCAACAACACCTTCCTCGGCGACGTGCGGGTGGATGCGCTGAAGCCGCAAGCGTCTGGGGCACTGAACCAATGGACGGTCGAGCCCGCGGGACTGCCCGCTTGGGCTGCGGTGAGCGACGGCGATGAGACGACGGCGCTGCGCGCGGCCACGGCGGGCCTGCGCCAGACGTTCGACGTCGAGGCGCTGCCCGTGATGACCACCCCGGCGATCCACGGCGTGCAGGTGACCCTGCTCGCGCGCAAGACGGATGCGGGCACCGGCCGCGTGCGTGGGCTCGTGGCGAGCGGCGCGCAGACCGCCGTGAGCACCGACATCAATCTGCAAGAGCAACTGGCCTGGCACACGGCGCTGTTCGAGCGCAACCCGAACGGCAACGTCCAGTGGACGGAAGGCGCCTTCAACGCCGCCGAGTTCGGGCTGGAGTCGGCATGACGGATCGGGTCTTGCCTGAGGTGGTGGCCGAGGTCGGTGGCCAACCCACGCCGGGGGTGAGCGTTGTCGAGCAACGGGCCGAGGCGATCTCGCGCGCGGCCTTCGGGGCGCTGGCCGCCACGGCGCTGGCCGAGACCTCGGCCCAGCCGCTGCCGACCCCCCATCTCTCGACGCTGTGGGCCGAGACGTTGGCCGAGCCCGCGCCGCCGCTGCACGCCCCGGCCTTCTGGGTCGAGGTGTTGCGCCGCGATACCGCCGCGGCGGCGATGGTCACAGAAGCGATGGACGCCTTCGGCGAGACGCCCTGGCCCGAGGCCCAGCGCGGGGTGTTCGCCTTCCGCCACGACTGGGCCGAGCCCCTGGTCGAGCGCTTGCAATGGGCCACCGGCGTGGCACGGCTCGCCTCGGGCAACGAGGCGAGACAGGGCCTGCGACGCGTGCCGCGGCGCTTCCTGACCTACCGCGTGGGCCACGGGCGCGCGAGCGACGCGCTGGTGGCCGAGTGGCTGGCCGACCATCTGGGCCGGCTCGCGTGGTGGCCGCTGCCGCAGCACGTGGCGAGGCTGACCTCGGCGGCGGACACCGGCGCACGGGCGTTGGCGGTGACGCCGGTGGATGAAGCGGGCTTTGCGCCGGCCGCCGCAGAGCTGCGCCTGGAGGAAGACGGCCTGCACTGGCCTGCGGATCGGCGCTTCGCGCTGCTGATGGCCCCGGACGGCTGGCAGGTGCTGGCGCTCACCGAGGTGGAGCCGGATCGACTGTGGCTCACCGAGCCGCTGGCGCGGGCCGTCCCCGCGGGCGCGACCGTCCTGCCCCTGGTCGAGGGCCTCGCGGTGGAGCCGGCCGAGTTCGCGCAGTGGGTGCCGGGCATCATTGCCGGCAGCGTCACCGCACAGGTCGCCTTCGAGCCGCTGCCCGACGAAGGGCTGCTCGACGATCCCTGGCTCGACGGCCTGCCCGTCTGGCCCGATGGCAACTGGCGCGACGACCCTTCCGTCACGGCGCAGGGCGTGGTCACCCGGCAGGACCTCTCACCCGCAGACCCTTGGGTCCGCCGTGACGACCCGTGGCCGACGACGACCTTCCAGCGCCGGTTTCTGGCTGCCGGGCGTGAAGACATCACACGGTGGCGCGCGCGGCTGTACCGCGCCCAGGGGCGGCTCGGTGCCTGTTGGCTGCCCGACGGTCTGGCGCCGGTGTTGCGCGTGACGCGTGAGGCCGATGGAGAAGACGGCTTCCTGCGCGTCACAGGTGAGGACCTCTCGGCCTTCTGGCACCGTCCGGCGGGCGCGCTGATCGTGCATCCCGACGGCCAGCGCCAGCATGTGCTCACCGCCACCTGCCATCGCGACAGCGACGGCTGCAGCGTGCTGGTGCTGCGCTCCGGGCTCGAAGCCCCCGTCCCGGCCGGCAGCCGCGTCCTGCGTCTGGCCCGCTGCCGGCTCGACCACGACGCGGTGGAGTTCCACTGGCACACCCCCGAGCTGGTCGAGATGCCCCTGACCCTGCGCCGGCTGCCCGAGCCGCGCGGCAACGATCTCATCACGTACACCCCGTCCTGACCATGAGCGAGAGCCCCCTGTTCGAGGTCGAGCTCTACGTGTTCGAGGGCACGAGCGGCAGCTTCCGGCTCACCCCGCACGAGTTCGACGTGGAGATCGGCGGGGAGCGCTACGAGCGCTGCCCCCTCGAGCGCAGCGCGCTGGCGCTCGGCGCCGAGGCGGCCAAGTCAGCGCTGGAGTTGAGGCTGCCACCCAACCACGCGCTGGTGCGGCATCTGCTGCAAGCGACCCTCACCGGCGAGGCGACCGCGGTGCGACTGCGTATCGCCCGACGTGACGCCTGGGGTGATGCCTGGTGGCTTTCCGGCACGCGCTGGATGGGCCGCGTGCTCGGGGTGGAGGTGGCCGATGACTCTGCGCGCATCCGCTGCGAGTCCGCCCAGGTGAGCTTGAAGCGCATCGGCCTGCGGCGCCTGTACAGCCGTGCCTGCTCGCACGTGTTGTATTCCGCCGCGTGCGGGGCGACGCCGATTCTGGCCACCGCCGAAGTGATCCGCTCCGAAGGCCGCCAGGTGGAACTGGCGAGCCTGCCGCCCGAGGTGGCCGGCATGCTCGCCGGCGGCTGGTTGCAGACGCCGGCAGGCGCGCGCCACATGATCGTGAGCGAATCGACCGCAGGCGTGGAACTGCTCTACCCGGTGGGGCTTGCGCCGCAGACGCCCGTCGACCTCGTGGCCGGCTGCGATCACAGCGTGTCCACCTGCGCCGCGCGCTTTGACAACCTCGCCAACTACGGCGGCTTCCCCTTCATTCCGACGAAGAACCCGTTCTCGACGGGCGTCTTCTGAACGCACAGATCCTCCCATGTGGTACCTGGTCGTCATCGTCGTGGCGGCGCTGGTCTCCGTCGCCCTCGCGCCCAAGCCGCCCGCCCCGAAACCCGCCGAACTCTCCGACCTCGACGCGCCCACGGCCGAGGAGGGCCGACCGATCCCGGTCGTCTTCGGCGCGGTGCTGCTGCGCGGGGCGAACGTCGTGTGGTACGGCGACCTGGAGGCCGAACCGATCAAGAAGAAGGGCGGCAAGAAATGAGCGCCGACGTCCTCGTCACCATCGCCCACGTGCGCGCCGCGGGGCTCTGCGTGCACGGCACGCGCACCTGGTTCGCGCGCCAAGGCCTGGACTTCCGGGCCTTCCTCGCCCGGGGGCTGCCCGCCTCGAGCTTGCTCGCCACCGGGGATGCGATGGCCGCACGCGTGGTCGAGGTCGCGCAGGCCTGCCATGAGGAGCCGCGCTGATGGGCGGCCGCCGCAAGAAGCAGACCGTCGGCTACCGCTACCGCATCGGCATGCACCTGGTGCTGTGCCAGGGGCCGGTGGATGCGGTGCAGGAGATCCAGGTCGGCGAGCGCACCGCCTGGGGCGATGCGAGCCGCGCGCCGCTGGCGATCGGCCATGGGCTGGGGCGGCTCTCGATCCACAAGCCCACGCTCTTCGGCGGCGACGAACGCGAAGGCGGCGTGGTGGGTGAGGTGGATGTGCTCAGCGGCGATGCGACGCAAGGCCGCAACGACTACCTGATGAGCCGCCTGGGCGCGGCCATCCCGGCGTTTCGCGGGGTGTTGTCGATCGTGGCACGCAAGATCCTGTTCGCCGCGAACAACCCCTACCTCAAGCCCTGGGCGGTGCGGGTGCGGCGCTTCACGGCGGGCTGGCACGACGAACCCTGGATGCCCTGGAACGCCGAGGTGCGGACCTGGGATGCCGACACCGGCACCTCTCTCACCGTCGGCATGAACCCGGCCCACATCCTGGTGCAGTGCCTCACCGACCCGCACTGGGGCATGGGCTATCCGCCGTCCACCCTCGGCGCAAGCTTCTGGAACGCGGCCTGGGCGCTCGAAGCCGAAGGCTTCGGCCTGAACCTGGTCTGGACGCGCCAGCAGCCGATCGAGGCCTTCATCGCCCAGGTGCTCGACCACGTCGGCGGCATCCTCTACCTCGACCCCGAACGGGGCCGCTTCGAGCTCAAGCTCCTGCGCGACGATTACTGGATCGAGGGCCTGCCGCTTCTGGGCCCCGACGAGATCGTGCGCATGGAGCGCTTCGAGCGCGCGCAGTGGGGCGAGTTGCCCAACGAGATCACCGTGGTCTACACCGACTGGGCCACCGGCAAGGAAGCCACCGTCACGGTGCAAAACCTCGCCGCGATCCAACTGCAAGGCGGCGTGATCAACCAGCGGCGCGACTATCCGGGCGTGAACCACGGGCCGCTGGCCGCACGGCTCGCGCTGCGCGACCTGCGCGCACTCGGCTCGCCGCTGGCGCGCATGACGCTCACCGTCGCCCCCGGCGCCCTGGAGCGTCCGCCCCTGCCGGGGGACGTGTTCCTGCTGCATTGGCCACGCCTCGGCATCGAGCGCATGGTGGTGCGCGTGACCGGCATCGACACCGGCACGCTGGGCGCCACCGAATGGCGCATCGAGGCCGTGGAGGACGTCTTCGGCATGGGCCAGACCGTGCTCACGCCCACCCCACCGCGCCTCGAGGAGCCGCCGCTCGAACCGCTGCCGCCAGCCCTGGTGCTGGCCCTCGAGGTGCCCTACTGGGAACTCGCGCGGCGCCTGAGCCGGGCCGACCTCGCCACCCTCACCGACACCGACACCTACGTGGGGGCCCTGGCCTGTGCGGGCGGCACGGGGCAGTTGAACTGGCAGCTCGCCACCGGGACCGCGAGCGGTGAGCTCGAGGCGGTAGCCCCGGAAGACTACGCGCCCTTGCTCACGCTCGGCCAGGCGCTGCCGGCCACCGAATCCGATGCGCTGGCCGTGCCGGTGACGGCCATGGCCCAGCCCGAGCGCCTGGCGGTCGGCGACTACGCCTACCTGGTCGACGCCGGCGACGCGATCCGCGAAGCCGTGGCGATCCTCGCCTTCGATGCCACCGCGGGCACGGTGGATCTCGCCCGCGGGGTGCTCGACACCACGCCGCAGGCCCACGCGGCCGGCACGCGGCTGGTGGGCGTGGGCGAGTGGCTCGCCGCCGAGACCATCGAGCGCGCGCCGGGCGAGTCGGTCTTCGTCGCCGCCATCCCGCGCACGGCCAGCGCCGAAGGGGATGCGGTGCTGGCTGCCAACGGTGCGCCCCTCGTGCTCGCGGGCCGCCAGGCGCGGCCGTATCCGCCGGGGCGCATCCGGCTCAACGGCCAGCGCGAACCGGCCGTGGTCGCCGGCGACCTCACCCTCACCTGGGCACACCGCGACCGCACCCTGCAGACCGCCTACCTCGTGCACCAGGACGAGGGGGGCATCGGCCCCGAACCGGGCACGACCTACGGCGTGCGCCTCCGTGACCGCAACGGCACCCTCGTGCGCAGCGAGACTGGCCTCACCGGCAACACCTGGACCTGGGACGTGGCCAGTGCCGCCCTGGACGCCGGCGTCGCGGGCGACCGCGTCACCGTCGAGATCGAGGCCGAGTGCGACGGACTCGTGAGCTGGCAGGCGCAGGTGCGCACCGTCGAGCGCGCCGGCTACGGCTTGCGCTGGGGGCAGTACTGGGGCGGGGTGTGATGAGCGCGCGCATCGACGTGCACCTCTTGACGCTCGATGAGCCGACCGAATGGCGCGAGGCCTGCATCGCCAGCCTCGCCGGCGCGCCGATCCGCCTGCACCTGCTGCCCGGCATCCCGGGGCGTGTCGGGAGGGCCCGCGCGGCGGGCTTCGCGCGAGGGACCTTGCCGCTCGTGTCCTTCGTCGATCCCGACGACCGCTATGAGGCCGGCGCCTTCGCATTGCTGGCCGATGCCCTCGATGCCTGTCCGTCGGCGGTGCTGGCCTACACCGACGAGGCACTGATCGACGAGCAAGGCCGCCCCGTCGGCGTGCGGCGACTGGCCTACAGCGCCTTCCAGCACGCCCACTCGGCCAGCCACGTCCACGGCCTGATCGTGATGCGCCGAAGCGCCGTCGAGCCGGTGCTGACACGCATCGCCGATCTCGACGCCGGCGCCGACTGGTTGCTCACCCGCCTCGTGGCCAGGCGTGGCGGCGTGCTGCACCTGCCCCTCGTCGAGCGCCACTGGCGGCAGCACCCGAACCAGCACCACCGCCGCGGGCGCAGCACGGCTTTGGGGGCACTGCCGAGTCTTTCGACATCTTGAGGAGATGAACCGATGCCATTGACCGATCCGAACCTGGGCCTCGCCTACGGCTGGACGCTGGGCGAGTCCGGCTGGCACACCGAGATGGACGCGAACCTGAAGCGCCTGGGCGCCATCGTGGGCCTGTCGGTGACGAGCCGCACTACGGCCGCGCCGCCCGCCAGTCCCGCCGAGGGCGAGCGCTACATCGTGCCGGCCGGTGCCACCGGCGCCTGGGCCGGCAGGACCGACCAGATCGCGGTGCGGATCAACGGCGCCTGGGAGTACCACGCGCCCAAGGTCGGCTGGCTCGCCTTTATTGCCGCCGAGGACAGGCTCGCCGTCTACAAGGCGGGCGGCTGGAGTACCGGCATTTCCGTCTGACTCCACACCCCGCCGTCACCCCCGAACCCGCCCGCGTGGCGGGTTCGTCGTTTTTGGAGACCGCCCATGACTGAACCGACCCAAGCCCCCGCCCTCGTCGAGAACATGCTGCTCCTGCGCCGCGAGGACTTCGAAGACCTGCTCGACCGTGCCTCCGAGCGCGGGGCCGAGCGGGTGCTCGCGCACCTCGGCCTCGAGAACGGCCACGCCGCCCGCGACCTCCGCGAGCTGCGCGATCTGCTGGAGGCGTGGCGCGACGCGCGCAAGACCGCCTGGCAGACCACCATCAAGTTGCTGACGACCGCCATCCTCGCCGCACTGCTGGTCGGGGCCGCCATCAAGCTCAAGCTGATGGGAGGTGGCCAATGATCGAGACCTTGCTCGGTGGCCTCCTGGGCGGAGCCTTCCGCTTGGCGCCCGAGGTTCTCAAGTGGCTGGACCGCAAGGGCGAGCGCAGCCATGAACTCGCCATGCAGGACAAGGCGCTGGAGTTCGAGAAGCTGCGCGGCGCGCAGCGCATGGCCGAGATCGGCGCCGGGGCGGATGCTGCCTGGAACACCGGCGCCGTCGAGGCACTGCGCGAGGCGGTCGCCGCGCAGGGCCGAACCTCGGGCGTGAAGTGGGCCGATGCGCTGTCCACCACGGTCAGGCCCGTGGTCACCTACCTCTTCGTGCTGATGTATGCCGGGGTGAAGCTCTCGACCTTCGTCGGCTCGGTTCAGTCGGGCGTGGGGTTCGGGCCGGCGTTGCTCGCAGCTTGGTCGGAAGCGGATCAGGCCTTGCTTGCGGGCATCCTGAACTACTGGTTCCTCAATCGCACGCTGGAAAAGGGGCTGCGGTGATGGGGCGGTCGGACGAGACTGTGCGGTCGTGGAGCCGCAAGCACCGACCGCTTGCAGAGCGCTTCTGGGAAAAGGTCGAGGTGCGCGCCCCGCATGAATGCTGGCAATGGCTCGCATCGACCAAGGAGGGAGGCTACGGCAAGATCGCCGATGACGACGGGCGCATCCAATTGGCGCATCGCATCGCCTATCGCCTGGTCTTCGGTGACCTTTCTCCCGGGCTGGTGGTGTGTCATCGCTGCGACAACCCCGGTTGCGTCAACCCGCAGCATCTCTTCGTCGGTACGCAGGCGGAGAACCTTCGGGACATGCGCAACAAGCTCCGAGACAACCCGCCGCGCGGAAGCAGACACCCCAAAGCCAGGCTCGACGAGGCTTTGGTAGCGCGGGTTCGTGCCGACGTCCGCAGTCATCGGCGCATCGCCAAAGACTACGGTATCGGCAAATCGACCGTCGGCATGATCAAGGCAGGCGCGACATGGACGCACGTGTGATTCGCGTGCCGCCTCAAGCGATCGAGCTTGCGAAACGCTTCGAAGGCTTTCACCGCGTTCCAAAGCACGATCCCAACCGCGCCTATCCGTACATCTGTCCGGCCGGCTATCCGACGATCGGCTACGGGCATCTGTGCGACCCCAAGCAGCCGCCGATCACGGAAGGCGAGGCCGAGGCCTACCTCGCCCAGGATCTGAAGGTGGCGCTCGCCGCCACGTTGCGCTACTGCCCGGTGCTGGCCGCGGAGTCGGAGGGGAGGCTGATCGCGATAACCGACTTCGCCTTCAACTTGGGAGCGGGCCGTCTGCAAACGTCGACCCTACGCCGTCGGGTCAACCAGCGGGATTGGTCAGCCGCCGCCGCTGAACTTCGCCGGTGGGTGTACGGCGGTGGGAGGGTATTGCCAGGACTTGTTGCTCGACGGGAAGCCGAGGCGCGTCTTCTCGTGCACGGGTAACAGATCCGGGAGCATGGCCGTGTATGCGCTACGTGCATTGACATGATAGATTATGCTCTTAACGCATCAACGGCTAAGGCAATGGCGATCACCAGCGTTGGAGAACTGGTCAAAGCTGCTCGCAACGGGCGCAGCCAGAAGGAGTTCGCTGCCTTCCTGGGCGTGAAACAGTCCTCGGTGAGCCGCTACGAGAGCGGCAAGGCAAGCCCACCGATCCGAGTGATCGAGCAGTGCATGCAGCTGGTGCATGCGGCAAACGCGGAAGACGCCCCCACCGCCGACCAACTGGCAGAACGCATTCGCGCCGCCCTGGCGGACCCCGACCTGCGGCAGGCGCGCTTGGCGCTATCTCGGTTGGTGGATGCCTTTGTGTCCGAACACGCGCAGACTCGCGTTACGCGTGCTGCGCCTCAATGATCACTGGAGGCTGACGTGGCGACTCAATCGACCATCGAGTGGACTGAGCAGACGTGGAACCCAACCACCGGTTGCACCAAGGTTTCACCGGGGTGCAAGAACTGCTACGCGGAAGTGATGGCGCGCCGGCTCCACGCCATGGGCGCGCCCGGCTACGAGAACGGGTTCAAGCTCACGTTGCATGAGACCCGGCTCGAACAGCCCCTGCTGCGCAAAAAGCCGACAACGTACTTCGTCAACAGCATGAGCGATCTGTTCCACGAGGCCGTTCCGGACGCCTTCCTGGATCGTGTGTTCTCGATCATCGAGCGTACCCCTCACCACACGTACCAGATCCTCACCAAGCGCGCGGAACGGTTACCGGAGTACTTTGCTCGCCGTGCCTGCCCGAGAAATGTTTGGCTTGGAGTGTCGGTCGAAGACAAGAAGTACGGTGTTCCGCGCATCGCACACCTGCGCAAGGTAGATGCGCATATTCGATTCTTGTCCGTCGAGCCGCTGCTGGAAGACCTCGGACGAATCGACCTGCGCGACATTCACTGGGTCATCGTCGGTGGCGAGTCCGGGCACAAAGCCCGGCCGATGCGAGAAGAATGGGTGGCGAACGTACAGGCCCAGGCCGAGGCTGCTGGTGCGGCATTCTTTTTCAAGCAATGGGGCGGCTGGGGTGCCGACGGTGTCAAGCGCCACAAGAAGGCAAACGGCCGCATCTTCCGGGGCCGCACGTGGGACGAGTACCCGGAAGCGATGACTTGCGCTTAGGGAAACGCTGATCAAGCCCCGCGCCGCGGCGAGATTGTCCTGCGCGGGGCGAAACGGAGCGTTTTTGGCGCGTTCTACGGCCTCGAGGGCCTTACTGGCGGGCCCTTCGGCGCCCGCCCGGGCCATGATGGGCCCATTACGGGCGCACCAATGCCGGCACGCGCCGTGCGGCCATGTACAGGTTGACCATCGCCAGCGCCGTGAAGGCGCGGTTGGCGTTCTTGGCCAGGCCTCGGTAGCGCACCTTGGCAAAGCCCCACAGGCGCTTGAGCACATGAAACGGGTGC